TGGGTGATTTAAAGGCTGGGGATAAAGTTTATAGTAGTTCAGGACAACCTTGTAATGTTGTTATGGCTCATGAAATTCTTCATAATAGAAATTGTTATGAAGTTGAATTTGATAACGGGGAAAAAATCGTTGCAGATGAAGAGCATTTATGGTTCACTCAATCAAGAACCGAACGAAGCAAAGATATTAGTGGTTCTGTAAAAAATACTAAACAGCTTTTTGAGACGCTAACCTCCGGTAACAAAAAGAAAGAACCTAATCACAGAATACAAGTAAATGTAAATGGTGTTTGTGGAGAACACAAAGATTTATTAATCGATCCTTATGTTCTTGGTTTATGGTTAGGTGATGGTAGTTCTAACTCCTCAGTTATTACTGTTGGTAAGAGAGACATTCACGATTTAATTGATATATTAAATACTCAGCACAAGCAATTTAATAAGATTATTTTAAATGAGTATAATAAAAGTGTATATAGTTTAAGATTGACTGTTGAAGATAAGGTTAAGACTAAATGTTTAAGCACCCTTTTAAATATAGCGAATTTAAAAGATAATAAACATATACCTGCAGAATATTTGTTAGCTAGCAGAGCACAGCGTTTAGAGTTATTAAAGGGTCTTATAGATTCAGATGGTTATATTGATTCGAGAGGCAATGCTAACTTTTACAATACAAACATTGATTTGGTTAAACAGGTAAAGAAGTTAGTTGAAAGCTTAGGCTACAAGGTAACCTTTAAAACTTTTATACCAAAATTAAAAGGGGTAGAGTGTAAGGAATGTGGTGTTCTGTATTTTAAGCCTATAGAATATGTTTGTAAACTAGCGTTTAAAAAAAATAGAATAAAAATTAAAGAGGATATTAATGATTCTAAGCTTAGAAATCAGTGGCATTACATAAAAAATATTAAATCTATTGACTCTGTTCCAGTAAGATGTATAACAGTCGATAGTGTTGATAGTTTATACTTGTGTGGAAATCAGTATATACCCACTCATAACACGACTCTAATGACAATCTATGCTCTTTGGATTGCATGCTTCAACAAGGATAAGAGGGTACTTGTTGTAGCAAACAAAGAGAAGACAGCGATTAACATCTTTCGTCGTATCCGCACAGCCTATGAGATGTTACCGAACTACTTAAAACCGGGTGTTAAAGAGTATGGTAAAACATCTATAACCCTAGAAAATGATTCATCAATTGGTATTTCGACTACAAGTTCAGATGCTGGTCGTGGTGATTCCGTAAACGTTCTAATCCTGGATGAGTTAGCATTCATTCCAAATAACATTGTTGATAAGTTCTGGAAATCAGTATACCCAATTATTTCTTCATCCAAACAATCTAAGATCTTCGTTGCTTCTACTCCTAATGGTACGAAGAATTTATTCTATGATTTGTATTCTGGAGCCATGGAGGGTAAGAACGGTTGGGCAGCAGAGCGCATTGATTGGTGGGAAATACCTGGTAGAGATGAAGTTTGGAAGCAAAATACAATCAGAGAGATTGGTAGTGAAGAAACTTTCAATCAAGAGTTCGGCAACGAATTTATTGAAGTTGGAGAGAGTACTCTTTCAGACAAATTATACGAATTTCTTAAATCAAATGTAGCTCCACCTTTGCATATATTCGATGACGGAGCATATAAGATGTGGGAGAATCCAAACAAGGCTAGCCTGTATGTTATAGGTGTAGATGTCGCTGAGGGTGTAGGTCAGAATGCTAGCTCAATAGAAGTATTTGACATTACAGATTTAGGAAACATTAGACAAGTAGCAGAGTATTGCAACAATAATATCAATCCCTACACGTTCACTCAAAAGATCAATCAGATATGTAAGCATTGGGGTTCTCCTCCGGTTTTGATTGAGCGTAATAATCATGGTGGTGGTGTTTGTGATAACCTTAAAAACGAATACAACTACACGAAGATTGTAACCTATACCGTAAAAGCTGGCAAGCTACATTTTGACAGACCTGGTATTCATTCTCATACAAACACCAAGTACAAGTGTATGACCAATATGAGATATTGGTTGAATGAAACAATGAGAGTTAAGATTAAATCTGTTGATTTGCTCAACGAATTAAAGAGCTTCACCCGTAACAAGAACGGTACTTGGAGTGCTAGATCTGGTGAGTTAGATGACAGAGTAATGGGTATGGCTTGGGCCTTAATTATTCTAGACAGAGAAGTTTGTGAGAAGTATTTTGAAGTTTTAGAGTTCGATAAGAATCAAAAACCATTCAAAATTAGGAGATTAAGCTATTCTCAACCAGGAGAGTTTGTTGATGATTTTGGCATATTAACTAATAGAAAGATTGCTCAAAATGATGGAGAAGAAGACTTTAACGAAATGCCTTCTTTCTTTACTAACTTTGGTAATGAGCCAGAAAATCCAGAAATGGATGATTTAATTTCACAAGGATGGGAGCGTTGGGGATAAATATTAACATGAAGTACGACATACTTGTACAACAATTATTAACAGAAGCTAAAAAGGGACCATCTTTGTCTATTAAACGTGGAGAGAAATTACCAGTTAGCAAAGGAGCAGGTTTAACTGCTAAGGGTAGAGCCAAGTATAATAGAGCCACAGGCAGTAAATTAAAGGCTCCTGTAACTGGTAAAGTAAAGAAAGGTTCTAAAGCATCTAAGAGACGCAAGAGTTTCTGTTCAAGATCCAAGGCCTGGATACCATCTGGTGGTTGCGCAGGTAAGGATACAAGAGGTTGTGCAGCTCGTAGAAGATGGAAATGCTAATATGAAATTCGACGATATTATAAATCAAATATTATCCGAAAAACAAGATAGATGTTATCACCGAGCTGTCCAGGCTTACGGTAAAAAGACGTCTGCTTATAGATCAGCAGCAATGGTAAAGTGTAGAAAAGGTAAAATTTGGAAGAAGAAATGAAAAACTTTATTTCATTTAAAGCCTTTTTTGAAGCTTCAGATAATTTGCATCAATGGTTTAAACGCAAGGCAAAAGACCCAAAAACAGGTAAAACCTTTCATGGTTGGGTAAATTGTAAAACTGGCGGGCCTTGTGGTAGAAAATCAAAGAGCTCAGGAGGTAGTTATCCTGCTTGTAGACCTACAAAAGCTGCTTGTAATTCTATAAAAGGGAGCATGTATAAAAAGAAAGGTTCTAAGCGAGTTAATTGGAAAAAGAAATAAAGTATGAGCTATAAAGACATTACAGACAAACATAATTATCTTAACCAGGCTGTTCTTAATAAAGCAAGAGTAGACAAGTTTTTGCTTATTATTACTATGCCTGAAGCCTTGCGTAAAATTGATGTAAGGTATGGTAATGAAACACCATCAAAAATTATTTCTGATAAGCTACAGATGTCTGTTTGGGGTAATGTTGTACCAGCTATTAGTGTACCATCTATTGCTGTGCCTTATCAAGGGCAAGTACCAAAGGTATCTTCTTTTTCTAGACCAGCCTATGACCCTGTTACAGTTAATTTTAATGTTGATAGCGAATTTTATAATTACTATGTAATTTGGAAATGGTTAGCCTTATTAAATGATCCAAAGACATCTGTTTTTGATGCAGCTAATAATTCAGGATTAGTAGATGCTGGTACCAATAGATTGATTAACCCAAATGCTCCAGGATATATTCCAAAATATGCTTCTCAGATATCCTTGCAGCCATTAAATGAGTATAATCAGGTATTAGGGGAGTTTGTATTTTCTCAGTGTTTTGCTACTTCGTTGAACGGTATAAATTTTAATTATCAAGGCAGTGAAGAAATCTCTTCTAGTTTTACTTTTGAATTTAGTCAATTAACTTTTACTATTATTCCTTAGAAAACTTTCATTGCCGAAACATAAATAATTAAAACATATGCCAACACAAACTATAGAAAGTCCTGGTGTTCAGATTAATGAGGTAGATTTATCTCTTAGAGCAGTTGTTCCAAATGGTACTAATGTTTTGGTATTAGGTTACGCTAATCAAGGCCCGATTGAAGAGGTGCTTGAAATTCCTGATATTCAAACATTTACAACCATTTATGGAACTCCTACAAACGCAGCAGAAAGATACTTTTACTACTCAGTAAGAGGGGTTCTAAACGGAGGTGGTAGACCCATCGTTTCCAGATTGCCTTACGGCTCTGGTACTGGTGTTGGTTCAACCTCAGCAAAATATAGCTGCTTAGCTTATCCGGCTGTTCCGTTTGCTCAAACTTGCTTTGCTTTCAATTTATCAAGCACAGCAACATTTTCAACTGAACAATCTGGGTATTTTGTCGGTGCTCCTGAATATTTACAATTAACAGAAGATCAGTATTTGTCTATTTTACAGGGCAATATTAATTGGATTGACTCTTCTACTGTAAGTCAATTTGTAAGAACATCTGCTGGAGAATTTTCAACATTTGCAAATTTAGCTTCTGCTGGTTTTCTTGTTCTAAATAAGTTCCAATCAACATTTGATAACAAGTCTCTTGAAGGATATACAATTGGCATTGCAGATAGCTTAGATACTGACCCACAATCAGATTTTAATAGTGTTACATCAATTAAATACTCTCCGCTTAATGAGACTCATACTAACTATGGTGAGTATTTAACAATTCCAAGTTCTAGACTTAACTTTGTACTTGAATCTGGTGCAACAAGCAATATTCCATCTGTTTCTCGTCAAATTGAGCAACAAGATCCAAATATTAACTTGTTCCAGGGAGCATTTATTGATTCAATTAGCTTAAGAATTGCTAAATTAAGACAATCAATTTACACACCACAGGCTGTAACATTGGATTACACTTTCCCTGATGGATTCTTAGGTTCTTTCAATAGCAGAAGACAAGTACAATCTCAAAACGGTGGACAGCCAGTCAACTTCTTCGTTGGAGATGTTGAGGATAGTTCAACTTATATCTCTATTATTGTAAACCCAAATATCTCAACTGTTTCTGGTGATTGGACAAATGCTGCCGGTAAACCTAGTAAGTTTGTTCTCTTCAACCATTCTACAAGCGGTACTGTAGCTAAAACAGAGCAAGTAAAGAACAATGCTGCTTTTGCTAATACTCCATTATTCGGTAATGGTTTGTCAGCATGGGTAACTCCAGCTTCTGGATCCTTATATGCTAATATTGAAGCATATTTAAATGCATTCTTATTCCCGGTAGATGCTCTTTATAGCTATTGCCCAACAATCCTTAACAGTACAGTTAACGGTGCTACTACATTCGCAATTGGTAACGCTCCAGCTAAGATTGATAGAGTATTCCAAACAATTGATGATGTTGATGCATTGAGAATCGACTTGTCTGTTGAAGCAGGTTTGGGTACAATGTATTCAATTTGCAATACGCTAAGTTCACCATCTGCTCAGTTGCAGGCATTTGATGATACAGTTGTTGTTGATATTGGTGCTACTGTTAGCGGTCAAACATCAACAGGCTTCTATCGTACAAATGGCAATCTTGATGCAGATACGCTTTCTGCTACAGTTCCAGGAGTAGGGTCTGCACCATTCACTTATAAGGCTCAGGATTTGAAGAACAATTACTTGGCTGTATATGAAGTGTTTAGAACATTTGCTCAGGATGTGAGAAAAGATCACTTGTTCATTGCTGATGCTCTACGCCCTATCTTTATTACAGGTGCTAGAACAAAAGTTCTTTCTAACAGAAATAATACTTTTACTCAGCACATTAATACACCGTTGAGAAATCAATTTGATACAACAAGCACAAGTTATGCTACAGTTTACGGTAACTGGGCCTTGGTCAATGATTTAACTTCTGGTGATAATGTTTGGATTCCAGTCTCTGGTTTAATTGCCGGTATGATGGCCAAGGATGACGCTAACTACGCTCCATGGTTCGCACCAGCAGGCTTTACAAGAGGTAAGTTCCCAACACCAGTGCTTGATATTGCAGTATCTCCAAGCCAACGCAACAGAGACTTGCTCTACAAGCAGGGTATCAATCCAATTACTAAGTTCCCTAACGACGGTATCACAGTATTCGGTCAAAAGACTAAGTTGTCAACACCTTCAGCCTTTGACAGAATCAACGTTAGAAGATTGTTCTTGTATTTGGAGAAGGTTACAAGAACAACACTTAAGTACTTCGTATTCGAGCCTAACACGCTCTTTACAAGAACAAATGTTGTTAACGTTCTCAATCCAATTTTTGAGAATGTCAAGAACAATCAGGGTATGTATGATTACCTCATCGTTTGCGATGCAAGAAATAACACCCCAACTGTAATTGACAACAATCAATTGGTTGTAGACATTTACATCAAGCCTACTCGCTCAGCTGAGTTCATCTTGGTAAACTTCTACGCAACTAGAACAGACCAAAACTTCAACGAGTTAGTCTAAACTAAGAAAGGAATTTAACATATGGCATTAAACATAACAGATTATTTCAGAGTGATGCAGCAAAGAGATTTCTTGCGCAATCACCAGTACAGAATCTCAGCACTCTCTTACGAGGGATTCACTCTTGGTTTAGACTCACTCGTCTACCTCAAGACAGCTGAGGTACCTAACCGTACAATTAATTCAGTACCTGTACCATTCATGGGATTAAACTTCTCAGTACCGGGTACAGCTCAATACGCAGGCACAATGGATTTACAATTCTATTGTGACCAACCTCAAATCATCAGATCATTCTTCGAAGGTATCTCTTTTGCTACATTCGATGAAAGACAGTCTGGTGGTGCTTATACAGTTAAG